CATATTCGTACCGCTTGCGGATCGCATCCATCGCCAGCCGGTTCGTGGTCGCGTCCAGGTTCTGCCGCACCTTCGCGTTTGCCTCCATCAGGCTCCGCTCCAGGTCGGCGCTGGCCTTGGCGGTTTGTGCTGCGATCTCGGCCGCGCGCTTGGCAAGTTGCTCGGCTTCGCGGGCGGCTTTGTCGGCTTCGGTGTTGGCCTTCTCGCCGCCGTTGAGCACCTGGTTGACCTGCTCGGTCACGCCGGGATCCTCGACCTTCGGCGGTGGCTTGATCTGCGTCCCAGGCAAATCAGCAGGCGCCGCTGGCCTGTCTTTCTCGGCGGCAGCAGCAGCTTGCCGCCGCAGGTAATCCCTGATCCCCTGTTCCTTTAACTTCTGGAACTCTTCGTTTCGCTTGAACGGATCCTTCGGCTGACGTGTTTGCGCCATCGCTGCCGCGTCGTTCTCGATCTGCCGAAGCGTGTCAGCACTGGGCGCCTTGCCGCCTGCCTGCCGCCGCAGCGTCTCGGTCTGCAAAATATCACCTGCAGCGTTGATATTTTTGACGGCGTTAGCGCGGAACGGGTTTAGCCCATTGATCCGGTCAAACGCTTCTTTTGCCTCGCCTGACGTAAGCAAGTTGATCAGCCCGGTCGTTGCCTTGATGGCCTCGGTGATGCCAGGCAGAAACTCCCGGCCGATCGTGGCGGATAGCGTCTTCCAGGCGTTGTTGAACTGCGTCAACGGGTCGATGGCCTTTTCGGCCGCGTCGGCAGATTGGCCGGTCTTGATGCGCTGGTTCTCAAGGAATCCGTTGTACCTGCTTAGCTGGTCGTTGGTGAGCGCCACCACGGCCTTGAACCCGTCGATGTCGCTGAACAGAATCGAAAGCGCGTTGCTGTTGCCCTTGGTCTTCTCCTGCACATCCTGCAGGAAGCCGCCCAGGCCTTTGGCCGCCAGCGCCGAGGCGTTGAACTCCAGGCCCAGCGCTTCGGCCAGGTTCCTCGCCTCGTCCGTTGGCTTGAGGATCGACTTGATGGTCTGGTTCAGGCCGGCGAACGTGGATTCAGCCGGCACACCTTGAGCCGTCAGCGCGCTGATGCCTGCGTTCAGCTCGTCCAGGCCGATGCCTGCTGCTGCTGCGGTCGGCACCAGCCGGCCGATGCTCTGCGCGTACTGGCCGACGACAATCTTTCCGTCGTTCTGCGTCTGGATCATCATGTCGATGACCTGCGCCGCGTACTCCGCGCCCTTGCCGTAGCCGTTCAGGATTGACGTGGTGGCATCCGCCACGGTCTTGATGTCACTGAAGCCGCCGACTGCCCCGCGCGTGGATGCCTCCAGGATTGCCGTGACGTCCGCCGTTTTGCTGAACCCGCTGCTGAGGATCTCGTAAGCCGCTGCGCCGGCCTCCGCCTCGCTGGTTAGGAACCCTTGCTCGCGCACCAGGTCGCGAATGGTCTTGGTAAGCGCCTCAGAGTCCGACGTCAGCGTGCTGATCGCCCTCCCCTGCGCCGCAATATCCCTCGCGTTCCCGATCCCCGCGCCGATCGTTGCAGCGCCAGCCGTGAGCGCTGCTGCTGCTGCAATGCCACCAGGCCCGCCAGCAGCCGCGAGCGCCCCGCCAGCAGCGCCGACGCCAGATTGAAGGCCGCCGCCGGTGGCCAATGAGCTGGCGATGCCGGCGCCCAGGCCCTCGAACGCAGGCGGCGCCACCTTCGCCGCCGAGGTCTGCATCGTCGCGGCTTCCTTCGCCGCCGAGGTCTGCAGCGTCGCAGACTTGAGGCGCTTCTCGTAGGCCTCGATGTCGCGCGTCAGCCGCTGGAAGCTCTTGCTGTTGATCTCGTGCTGGTCCCGCAGTCCCCGCAGCGCTGAAATGCTGTTGCGGATCCCGCTGATTGAATTGCTGTTGGCGGCCGCAAACTTCTTGGTGGTCAGCTCCAGGCCCAGCAGCTGCCGGTTCGTGAGCTCACTGCCGCCAGCCAGCTGCTGCAGTGCCGTCTTCGTCTGGTTGATGCCAGACACGCCACTGACGTTTGCCGTCAGCTTGATGGCAGCATCCAGGTTCAGACTCACGCCGCTGCCTCCTCTGCCCACAGCTTAAGAATGGTGGCCTCGATCACCTTCAGGCCGTCGAACATCTCGCGTTCGTCCTCCACTTCCTGCACCTTGAACAGCCACTGCAGCACCCCGTAATCCAGGCCGACAGGGCCAGCAGCACCGACCCGCCACTGGGTCTGAAGGTGCTCCATGAAGAAGCACCAGGTTGCCCAGTTCTCCGGCCACACCTCACACTTCCCCGCGCCAGGGTCAGCGGCCACGGCTGCATCGTCCTCGAGGATGATGTTGAGCCGGGCCGCCTGCTCCCGGAGCTCGCGTTCGTTCTTGTCGGTGATCTGGTCGCTCTTGCCGCCGCTTGCCCAGTACTCAGCGACGGCGATCAGTTTCCCCGGATCGCGCCTCTGAGCGAGTCGTTATAGGCCGTCATGATGCAGCTCCCCATCATCGGGATGGCCAACAGCCGATCCCGTGCTTCCTCGCTGAATGGCACCTCGGCGCCATCCTGGTCGGTGATCCCCTTCCAGCCGATCAGCACCAGGGCCGCCGCTTCCACGTCGTTTGCATCCGACAGCCGGTCCTGCGCATCCTTGGGGGAAAGCGGCAGGAACTCGGCGTCGAACGTCATCTTCTGGCGCTGGCCGCCATCAATGGGTGCGTGGTACTCAACCGGCCACTTGTAGGAAGTGGGGGCCTTGAGAACGAACGTCATTCAGGGTTCAGATCAGGTATAGACCAGGGTGTATTCATCGCTGCCGGCGCCAGAGGGAGGCGCGGTGAATGGCAGCGACAGCATCTCCCGGCCGTTGCGTTCAGAATATGCAGGTGCGCCCAGGTCCAACTGCGGGATGTTGACCGTGACGATGTTGCCGGGGCTGCCGACGTTCTGCACCAGCTGGCCGGTGGTGGTGCCCAGCGACAACGCCTGAGCGAAGAAGTCCTTCGTGCCAAGTGCCGGGGCCTCGATCACAAAGTTGCCGGAGCTCCTGCGGTCGATGATTTCGATCTGGTTGGTGCAGCTGATCAGCTCGTCGTAGTTCATCTCATTCCCCTGCTGCAGGTTGAACGAGGCCAGGCAGTTGGTGTGGCCGGCAACGGCAAACGTCGTGAACGTGTCGGCGAACGGCCGCACCGGAGACTGTGCGCCAAAGGTGGCAGCAGGCGGCGCCACAGCAGTCGGGGCGTTGTATAGGCCCCAGACGGTGAACTCCAGGTAGGGGAAGCTGCGCACCTCTCCGACGATGTTCATCGTGCCGCGACAGCCGGTCATGCGGTGGTTGTTGCCGTCAATGTTGAACTCGATCGTGCAGCTGCTCAGGCTGGTGGTCGCCGGCGCATAGGTCACCGACGTGGTGCCGGCGACGGTCTCAGAGTGCGCGCAGGCCTTCAGAATCGGGCCGTAACGCGGTGCGGTGCCAGCGGTGCCGCTGCCGGCCAGTTCCACCTGGAAGGTGATGGAGACGTACTTGTTCACCAGCTCGGTGGTAAAACCACCGAAGAACGGCCGCAGCTGCTCACGCTCGATGCTGTCAGCCACCAGCGGCTGGAAGTCAGGCCGCACGCGCACCATCACTGCGCTGGTTGCGGAGAGCGCTGCAGCGGTGCCGTAGGTCGTTTCAGACGCTGCCCTCAGCAGCATTCGGCGGCTCAGGAGCGACATCGGGAGAAGAAGGAGGAGGAACGTCTGCAGCAGGCTTAACAGGAGACGTCATCGAAACCAGGACGCGCTTACCTTTGCGCACCTCGAAGGTGCCGCCATGGCCTGCGAACTCGTCGTTGAAGTCGATCATCTGCTATTGATCCGCTACTCCGACAGGCTATGCACCCTGGTTCGGTAGAGGACCTGATACTCAGCCACCATCCAGCCGGCCTGCGTGTCGCCTTCCTCCATCTCTGGTGTCCACCCCTGATAGATGACATCAGTCGCAATGCCTCCCAGGCTCCGGTCGGCCATCATCCGCAGATGCACCTCGGCGCAGATCGGGTCGGCGATCTGATCAGGCACCGCGCCGCGCACGTAGACCGCAATGGCAACCGCCAGCCGGTGGTCTGTGCGCTCATGGGTCGAACCGGGGATGTCGGGCCGATCAGGCCCAGGCGAAACCACGATCGCTGGCGCCTCACCCCTTGAGAGCGGCTCCACCCTTGAGCGGTAGATGCGGCCACCCACCAGCGGTGTGCCGGCCAGGGTGGTCCCCGCGATCTGCTGAAGGATGCGCTCGCGGATCGCGCTCATGGCTTAGGCGGCTTGGCGGCCGCCTTGGTGGCCTTGGGCTTCTTGTTCGGCCGCCGGCTGAGCCGCTCCTGGGCCTGAGCGCGGACGGCGGGGAACTTGGCAGCGGCTCTGATGTAGGGGTTCACATGGCCTCCAGGGTGGCGGTGTCGGGGGCCTGGGTGGGGCCGCCGAGGAAGATGCGGCTGGGCGAGTTGACCACGACCAGATACTGACCCCAGGCCTCGGGGGCGATGCCGAGTGCGTTTACATGCCAGCCCGGCAGTGCTGTCGGCGGGGTGATCACCTCGCCCGTGGTGGGGTCGGTGGTGCCGCCGGTGTAGATGGTGCCAACCTCATCGAGCGCGTGGGTGTGGCTGGAGGTGAGCAGGTTGCCGTCTTCGGTGAGCAGGCCCTCGGCAGCAGCGAGAGTGCGGAAGGTGGCGCGGTTGGGGAAGCGGTAGCAGTACATCTAGGCGGTGATGGTTTGGAGTTTGGTCGGGAGAGCTTTGGGCCAGAAAACCAAGCGCGCCATCGGTGCATTCAATTGGCCCACGTTTGCAAGGTTTTGACCAATAGACAACGCATTAACAGTTGGCACCGCGCCCAGGGAGTCTATTTGTAAGGCACCACCGTTTGCACATCCAGTGAAATCATTCGTCTTGTATGATAAAACATGACGCAAAGTGTTTCGGGTTGCAATTGCATTACCAGCCGTGA